GGGTAACTAGCTAATAGAAGGAATTTAAAAATGGCTACACATACCACTCAAACCGCAGTCGGTGAGCGCGAAGACCTTGCCGATGTGATTTACCGCATCGACCCAGATGAAACACCAATCTTTTCTGCTCTGAAGAAGGAAACCTCAAACGGTATCTTCACTGAGTGGCAGGTACAGGAATTGGCCAGCGCATCTGCAACCAACTACGTCAATGAAGGTGCAAACGCAACATTTGCGACACCAACAGCGACTGCACGTTTTGGTAACTACCACCAAATCTCAGTCAAAGACGTTGCAGTGTCAGGTACACTGGAAGCTGTCGATAAGGCAGGCCGTGACCGTGAAATGGCATACCAGCGCGTTCTGAAGTCTCTTGAGCTTCGCCGTGACATCGAAAAATCAATCGGTGACACAGACGTAGCCCGTGACGGTTCAGACCCTCGTAAGTCAGCTTCACTGACTTGCTGGATGACAAACGGCTCAGTTGGCGCTGGTGGTTCATTCGCAACAGGCGATGGCACAGACACCATCACTGGCGGTACAGACCGTGCGCTGACACTTGCTCTTATCGAAGATGGGATGCAAGACGCATGGGAAGATGGCGGCTCACCAAAGATGCTAGTGGCATCTGCGACTAACCGTGCAAACTTCTCAGACCTGTCAGCAACTGGCAATCTGGTGTCAAACGATGTCAACATGACAGCGGCTAAGGCAACGACTTACGTTGGCTCAACCTCTGTTTACCTGACAGACTTCGGCACACTGGATGTTGCGCCGTCACGCTTCATGGGCAATGACCGCATCTTCCTAATCGACCCAGACTTCGCATCACTTTGCACCCTGCAAGGCCGTAACTTCGCTGAGAAGGACATTGCCGCAACAGGTGACGCAGAAAAGATGCAGTTGGTCACTGAGTGGTCGCTGAAGGTGCAAGCACCAAAGGCACACGCTGTAATTTATGACCTGAACGGTTCATAAGTTAGCTAATCAAGGAGAGGGGCAGGCAACTGCCCTTCTCACCTTTCAGGGGGTAATATGGACAGAATACTAAAGACAGACCCGCTTGCTGGCACTCAGGTCAAGATGAAGCAGGGCAGACATGGCGATACTGTTATTGAGCAGAGCCAGACCTTTGACAATCTTCTCAAGATTAACAAGCACATGGCTGACGATTGGCGCTATGGGCAGATGACAGGCACACAGAAGCATATGGCTCATGTGGCAGAAATCCCTAATGTGCTGTATAATGAGCTTGTGCAGAAGTTCGGCAAGCCTGCTGATAATCCGAAGGCTTGGAAGCAGTGGCTGAACAGTAACGAAAACAGAGTATTCAGAACGGGCGGCGGTCACTTATGAGCATTGGTAATTACGCAGAGTTGCAGGCGGCTGTTGCCAACTTTATGGCACGGAGCGATTTGACTAGCCAGATACCTGACTTTATTCAGATGGCTGAATCACGCATGAGCCGTGAGCTAGAGACACGCGAACAGGAAAAGCGTTCTCAGGCAACGCTGACTGCTGGTGATGAGTATATCTTACTGCCGAATGATTTTCGTGAAGTGCGCGAAGTAAAGATAAACGCCTCACCTATACGGGTGCTAACCTATTACAGCCCATCTGCTCTGGATAGTATGTATTCCTCAAACGGGCAGGGTATGCCAGAGGGTTACAGCATTGTGGGTCTGGAAATGAAGATGCGCCCCATTCCTGATTCTGCGTACACTTCTGAGATTGTTTACATTGGGTCACTGCCAAACATTAGCGCTGTAACAACGCCCATTCTGTTTACCAGAAGCCCCGACTTGTATTTGTACGGTGCGCTGGCAGAGGGTTACGCCTATCTTTTGGACGAGGCGAGAGCCGCGCAGTACGACCAGAAATTCACCCGCATCTTAGAAGAGATTAAGGTGGACGAACAGAGAAGTCATTACGGTACAGGTTCTCTGCAAATTAAATCAGCCTATTCACAGCAAAACGCACAAGCGGAGAGATAAATATGTCTGCAATGAGTGATTACCTAGAGAATGAAATTCTCGACCATATCCTCGGCACTGGTGCTTATACCATGCCGACAACTGTATATGTTGGCCTATCCACAGGCTCTTTTAATGACGATAACTCAGGCACAGAGCTTTCTGGCTCTGGCTACGCTCGTCAGAGCATCGCCTTCAATGCGGCATCTAACGGCACAGCCGACAATAGCGGCTCAGTTGACTTCCCAGCGGCTACTGGCTCATGGGGTACTGTTAGCCACTTCGGTTTGTTTGACGCTAGCACAGGCGGCAACTTGCTCATTCACGGTGCGCTGACTGCTTCTAAGGCAGTGGCAACAGGTGACATTCTTCGTGTTGCCGCAGGTGACATGGACATCACAGCCGCTTAAAGGGCTAGATAATGGCGAAGGTAGACCAGTTAGATGCTTGGGGTACAGTCGATAGTCTAAACGCTTATGGCACGGTAGATGACTTAGACAACCTTGTAATGCACGAAGCCGCCTCAGCAGTGAGTGCGGCTTTAACTGCATCTGCATCTTTGACGGTTGATAAGCTACACACAGCGCAGGCCGCTGTAGACATTGCGGCAACAGCCACATCTGCTTCTGGCAAGATTATGGAGATTGCGGCATCTGTGACGGCTGTTAACACGGCTGTCGCTTTGTTTGCCAAGGTTAAGCCGTTTGAGGCGCTGGTTAATGTGGCCAATACTGCCACTGCTACGCCAACCATTTACAGGCAGGTGGAAGCAACCGCCTCAGCGGCGATTACAGGCGCTCTGAGCGTCAATGCCACGTTTGCGGGTGCATCTGCCGTATCTGGTGCAGTTACCACCTCAGCGCCGTTCACAGCGCAGTACAAGGCAGAAATGTCAGCGCTGATAACCATGACACCCACCGCCACTATGAAGGTGATAGGTGATGACTGGTCTCCAGTGGCAAATGGGGTAGAGATATGGACGGATGTAACATTGGGCAATGAAGTGTGGGCTGACGTTACAGTTGGCACAGAAACATGGGTGAACGTATGATACCTTTCGGCGAATGGATGCCTGACCAACCAGACCATATGAATCAGGGCTTGATTACGGCTACGAACGTGATACCAGCGGCTAGCGGTTATCGGCGTATGCGTGACACGGTTGCCATTAGCAATAGCGCTGATGACACTATACGCGGTATTTTCTCTGTGAAGGATGATGACGGGGACGTGACGCTCTTTGCTGGCGATGCTGGCAAGCTGTACAAGTACAACAGCGGCACAAACAATCTGGATGACGTCAGCAAGGCTGGCGGGTATTCGCTAACAGGTGCAGAACATTGGCGGTTTGTGCAGTTTGGCGATACGGCTATTGCCGCAGGTGGTGTCGGAGAGACATTGCAATATTGGGATGTGAATACGTCCTCTGCTTGGGCTGATGTTCCCAATGCTCCAAAGGCTGACTTTATTGCCGTTGTGCGAGATTTCGTATGGACGGCTAATATTGATGAGGGTTCAGGCCGCAAGCCTATGCGCGTAAAGTGGTCGGGCTTCAGTGATTCTGAAAGCTGGACGGCTGGCACTGACCAGTCAGATTTTCAGGACTTGCCAGATGCGGGTCAGATTACTGGCTTAGTTGGCGGCGAGTACGCGACCATTCTTTGCGAGAAGGCTATCTTCCGCGCCACCTATACTGGTCTGCCTCTGGTGTTTCAGTTCGATAAGGTTGAGAGTGTTCGCGGTTGTCGCTTGGCTGGTTCTGTCTGTAATTACGGCCACCTGACATTTTACTTAGCCGATAATGGCTTTCATATGTTTGACGGTCAGAAGGCTACCCCTATCGGCAATGAGAAGATAGACAAGTTCTTCGAGAATGACTTTAACTCGTCTTACAGGAACGAGGTTTCGGCTAGTGTTGACCCGCTAAACCAGATTGCGGTTTGGTCATACCCGTCACAGGCCAGCCCGAATGGTCAGCCAGATAGCCTGCTGATTTACAACTACAGCCTGAACCGATGGTCATTGGCCAGAGTGGCAACTGACTTGGTTGCGCCTTTGTTTACGTCTGGTTATACGGTTGACGATTTGGACAGCTTGGCGGCTACTGTCGATGCGCTGTCTATCCAGCTTGATAGCCCGTCTTTGCGCGGTGGTGAGTTCTTCTTTGGTGCGGCAGTGGGCGATAAGTTGCATTCCTTTACAGGCGCTTCTCTAGTGCCAGAGCTTGTCACGGGCGAGATGAACTTACACAAGGGTATGCACTCGGTTGTTACTCGCGTTTATCCATACTATGAGGGGCAAGAAAACTTCTGCTATGTGGGTACGCGCAATGCCATGATAGGCAACCCTGCGCCGACATTTACAGCGGCAGTACCAGCAGGCGGGAACGGCTATGCTGAGTTTAGGGCAGATGGGCGCTATCACAGGTTTAAGTTTGAGTTTGACCAGTTCTTTGAGTTTGCTCAGGGCTTTGACGTAGAGGCCGCACAGGTGGGGCGCAGATAATGGCAACGGTAAACTTTCGCATTTTGAACCCTGTACTGGCTACGGTCAGAGAGGTGGCTGAGGTGCTTAACAATGCTGTGAACGGCAAGCTGAACTGCACGGGCTCATTTACTGTAACGCGAAACACGGGAACGACTACTGTGTCTGACCCCCGTGCTAGTAAGGAAAGTGTAATACTTTTTTCGCCAACCACATCAGACGCCGCAACAGAGGTAAACCATTTGTATGTCTCAACAAAAAACAATGGCAGTTTTGTTGTAAGCCACAGGAACAATGGAACATCAGACAGGGATTTTGATTATGTCATCATTGGCTGATGAGTTTGAGCGATGCGCTGACTACATACTAGCGGCATTGGAGTACGCTGGTCACAGTCACACGCTACAGGATGTGTGGCAGGCTATAGCGAATAAGCAAGCGGCATTTTTTCCTTTGGAAAAATCTGCTATAGTGGTGGAGATAGTTGACTACCCTCAAAGAGCTACCTGCCGCATTTGGCTAGCAGGCGGTGATATGGAAGAGCTTATAGAGGCAGAGAAGAATGTGTGCGATTGGGCTAGAGGGCTTGGTTGCGATTCAATGGAGATAATCGGGCGAAAGGGCTGGGAAAGACAGCTTAGAGATTACAAGCCCACAGCAACCGTACTGGTAAAGGATTTATAAGATGAGTAAAGGCGGCGGTTCACAGAGAACGATTACGCAGACCACTGCGCCAAGCACGTTTGCCCAGCCATTCTTGGAATACGGGATGCAAGAGGCGAAGGACTTATATCAGTCAGCGCGTCCTCAGTATTACCCAAAAAGCACGGTTGTTGGTTTTAGCCCTGAGACACAGATGGCACTGTCTGGCTACCGTTCAGCCGCCGCCGCTGGCTCACCCATGATACCAGCAGTACAGCAGGCGGTTCAGCAAAACCTGACAGGCACTAATCCGCTATTCCAGCAGGCTTTACAGCCGACCATTCAGCAGGCCATGCAGGGCGCAATGAGCAGTGGCAGATACGGCTCAGGATACGCACAGAAGGCCGTTGCAGAGGCTGTAGCGCCTCTAGTATATCAGGCACAGCAGGCGGCTATCCAGCAAGCTCCAGCGGCGCGTGACTTCGGCTTTGCAGACTTGCAGACTATGGCGCAGGTTGGTGCGGCTCGTGAGGCTCAGGAGCAGGCAGAACTAGCGGCAGATATCGAGCGCTTCCAGTTCCAAGAGGCACGGCCTGCACAGAAGCTGGCAGACTATCTCACAATGGTTCAGGGCGGTTCTGGTGCATTGGGCGGCAGAACAATCACCCCGCAGTTCCGTAACCCTGCTCTCGGCTTCCTATCTGGCGGTCTGGCTGGCGCTCAGGGCGCTAAGATGTTGGATATGGGCGCAGGTTCAGGCGGCTTAGGGATGGCTCTGGGCGGCGCACTACTCGGAGGGCTAGCTTAATGGCAATACCAACATTACGCGGCGGTGGTGCGGCAGGCACTGCATTGTTTAATCAGCTTCTGCAACAGCAGGGCGGTGTTGGCGCACGGCCTAACGCATTTATGACGCGGCGCACTATTGACCCATTAACAGGGCAACCGATTGCCTCGCGCACAGCGGGTTCTGCTACCAGCCTAATGCGTCAGCGACCACCAATGCCCCAAATTGGTTTGCGCGGTATCAGAGACATTACAGCCCCTACAGGTGGCGGCGGTATGACCCGCCTACAGAGCGACCTAGCGGCAAAGATGGGTTTAGGCGCACAGACACCGAAAACTCCGAAAGCACCGCCAAGCCTTATGCAACGGTTTATGCCAGAGGTAGGCACACCCGCATTTGCAGGGCTATCAGAAGCCGCCGCAACGGGTCTGCAACTGTCAGGCTATCAGGACAAGCCCATCACAACAGGGCAGGGCTTAGGCGCGATGTTTGGCGCTGGAATGAAGGCTTACAATGAGGCCAAACGTGCTGACTTGGCTGACCGCATTGCTATGGCAAAGCTGTCGCAGAAATCAGACTTTGAGGAAAAGTTGGCGCTTGCTGGGATTGACGTTTCAACACCGGAAGGTCAGGCAGAAGCTCGTAAAATACTGATGAGTTCTGGTAGCACTAACGTCAGTCTTGGTGAAGGAAAAAGACAGGAACTATTTTTAAAGGATGCCTTACAGGACAGGCAAGAAATACGAAAAAACACTGTTGTTGAGCCGAAGGTTGAGGTCAGGCTAGACCAAGCTATTGCTTTGCTTGAGGACGGTTTAAGCACAGGTGCTTTGGAGAAGGGTCTTTTGCCGTTTAAGAAAATAGCGGCAGGTATGGGTTTTCTTGGTGACGAAAACCTGCAAGAGCTAAGTGAGCAAGAGGCGTTGAACGCTTTTGCTAATCAGCTAGTGCCTATGCAAAGAGTAGCTGGCTCAGGCTCTACATCAGACGCTGATATGGACTTGTATAAGTCTACTATTTTCAGCCTCGACAAGACCCCTTATGCGAACCTGATTATTGCAAAGACAATGAAGCAGATAAACAGGCACAACAAAAAACGCCTTGCCTTGCTTGATAAATTCATTGAAGAGCGCGAGACAACACTAGGTTTTGGTGATTATGCAGATAGTCAGTTACCAAGAATATTTGAAAGAGTTGATAGCGAGGATGATTTGCAGAAACTCTATGAAGGCGGGAAAGTAAATGAGGGTGATGTTTATTATCACAATGGCCTTGGCAAATTTATGTTTGTGGAGTTTGAATAATGGCTGACAAGGACAACAGGAACAAAAAGGTCAAAATAAACCCACTACAGGGCGAAGAAGCCGCGCCAAAGCGCACTCAAATGGACATATTCAGAGACATAGGCCGCGCGGCGGCGCAAGGTCTTACTCTGGGTTTTAGCGATGAGTTTGAGGCTGGCTTAAGGTCTTTATACGGTGATAAATCTTACAAAGAGATAGCTAAAGACATTCGCGCTGATATGGAGAGTTTTAGAGAATCTGACCCCGTTGTTGCATACGGCGCAGAAATACTTGGCTCAATGCTTACTGGCGGTGTTGGCGCGGCAAAAGCTGTGGGAACAACTGTCGGCAGAGAAGCTGTAAAACGTGCGGCTCGTGTTGGTGCGGGAGAGGGCGCTATCTACGGTGCTGGAACTGGCGAAACCATTGGGGGGCGCATTGGCGGTGCGGCTATCGGCGCACCTTTGGGTGGTGCAACTGCTGGATTAGGGCAAAAAATGATGCCAGTTCTGCAAGAGGGCGCAAAGTCCATGCTGGGCAGAGGCTACCCGCTTACAATGGGGCAAGCATACGGTGGTAAAATCGGCTCTATAGAGCAGAAGATATCTACCCCATTTTTGCAGGAATCTATACAGGAAGCGCGGCGCAGACCCCAAAAGATGTTTGTGCGTGAAACCATAGACGAGGCGCTGAAGCCTCTGGGCGTGAAAGTGCCTGAAGGATTTACTGGCGAGACTGCGGTTGATTTTGCTGAGGATGCTATCGGCGAGGCTTATGACGCTGTAGTTCCGAAGGCTAAGTTTAACGCGATTGAGCCTAATGCAAAAATTGAAGAAATACTA